CCCTTCGACGCTGAACGTCGCGTTCTTCAGCCCCGGAACGAACTTCCGGCTGTCGTCGCCGAAGACCGTGACGTCGTGAACGTCGGCGCTCTGTGGAAAGTTGACGCTGACGACCTTGTTGCTGATGTTGCGCAGCACCCCTCCCGAATCGTCGATCTTGAAGACTCCGTCTTTGCCCGATGCGAATGCCATAGATTTCTCCTTTAATTGCGATGAAGTCCGACTAAAAACGCCGTCTGCGGCGACGTGCCGCCGAGCGTCCACCTGGCGCGGACATAGCGTTTCACGGTTCCAGAAAATTCGATTCGTTGCCCGATTCCTCCCGCCGTAACCTGTGAAAAGGCCGCCAGCAGCGTATCGTCCACTGCGAAGTTGTCGTTGCTCTGCCGGATCTCGACATCGAGCGTCGGCGACGTTCCGGCCAGAAGCGGAACCTGCAAATATCCGCTCCCCCCCTGCGCCGTCGCCATCCCCTGATCCACGATCCCGCTTTGTCCCGAAGCCGTTTCCAGCGCGTAATAAATCAACGCGATCGGTTCGATGCCGACATCAGACTGGACCGACAGCGAAAATCCGACGATGTCGTCCACCGGCGTCGAGAGGCTGTATTCGATCGCGGTCGCAAGCAGTCCAGCCCCCCTGTCGCCCGGCGCCGATGGCGCGGGGAACGCCGTCCAGACTTTTCCGGTCGCGCTTAGCAACGCGCGGACTTGCCCTTCATTGCCCGAGTCCACAATCCCTTCGGCGCTCAATACCCCGTTGCGCAGGCCGCCGATGAATTTGCGCGAGTCGCTCTTGAACGTCGTGACATCGTGAACGTCGGCCGAATTTGTATATGAAAATTGCCGCAGAAGATCATGGATCGCAAATCCGCCGACGTAGAGATCTCCGCCTTTTCCCGAAGCGAAACTCATGGCGCCCTCATTGCCGGATCGCCCAGACGCGGTATTCCTGCAGAACGCGACGCAGGATGCGTCCATCCGGCTGGGCTTCGCGGAAGAGCCGAGTTTCGGAATGAGTCACATCGTGGATGTCGTAGCCCGACACGGCCAGCGCCGCGTCGTCGAGCAAGAACGCGATCCGCTCGCCGATCGAGAGCGCCTGCCGGTAACCGGCGTAGGTCGCGCCGGCGCCGCCGCCGGAATCGAGCGACCAGATGTTGATGTCGAGGATGCAGACCTTTCCCTCCCGCTGGAACGTGTCCTGCCGGACCTCGAATGCTTCGCCGATCTGGACGAACGGATAGGCCGTCCCTTCCGGCGCCGCGTCGAATATCCCTGCGACCATCGCCATGAGCGTCGAATCCGCCGATAGCAGGGCGAAGACCGCCTCCCAGATGGGGCGCAGCGCCGATCCGCCGGTCATATCCGTATCGCATGGATCGCCCTGTTGACGGCGCTCTTGACCGCTCTGCGATGCGGCTCGCGCCGCGCTTCCTGCGACGGCCGGATGAACGGCATCGCAGACATGAACCGCGCGCCGTATTCGATCATGAGCGCATAGAATTTTCCGATCTGAACGATCGCGCGGAGCCGCCGCGCCGACGCCCGGCGGACGACGCGGATCGATTTGCGAAGCGCGCCGGTCTTGCGCGGCGCGCGGGAGCGCAGTTCTGTGCGTAATTCCCTGGCCGAATCGTTGATCGTCACGGCAAGCTGTTTTGCGGCTTCTTTCGGCAATTGGCGGAAGAACTTCGATCGCTCCTTCCAGCCGGCCGTCGTTACGTTGAGTTGGATCGGGCTAGGCATCAGCGGGAACCTCGATGCAATCGAGATGCTGATAGACCCCTTTCTCGCGCCATTCCCGCACCGATCGGATATGAAACGTGCGCGGGCCGAACTTGATGCGCATATCGGCCGTGACGCCGCTTCGGCCGCGGATGACGACGAGGAACGAACGCTGCGGCTCCTGCTGTCCGGCCCGTCCCAGTTCGCCGCCGCTCTGCGGTTCGATCGCCGCCCGCGTGACCAGAAACGAAGTCCAGACGTCGGACGATCCTCCCATCGCATCGCCGGTGCGCGTTTTCCGCTGAAACGTGACCGCATGACGGAGCAGCCCGGCGCGCATCAGAACACCTCATAGACGCGCTCCGCATCGACGATCGATTTCAGCGCCATCTCGACCTGCGCCTGGATCGTGCCGGTGACCGACGCCTCCCGGTTTTCGTACCAGTGGGCGACGAGCAGGTTGATCGCCTGCTTGATCCGTTGCGGCACGTCGTCGGCCAAGGCGCCATGTCCGGCCTTGAACCGGATCCGGACGCCGCCGAGTTTTTCGGTTTCGACCGAAGGCCAGCTCGATCCGACCGCCGGGGCGATTCGCGCCGGTTCGGACGCCGCATCCACCTGATAGTCGGCCGGAGGCATCGTCACGTCGTTTCCGCCGGCGTCGAAATACTTGACGCTCTCGATGGAGATCAATGGCGAACGAGGCAGATCCACGACCGCATTTCCGCCGGGAAAGTTTTCCATCGTCAGTTCCCAGGTCTGCTCGATGAAGGCGCGATTCATTAGATTCTCGATATGTTCGCGCGCCGCAGAAATCAGCGAGCCGATCAGCACGTCGTCGGCCGTGATCGTGACGTACATGTGCGCCTTGGCCTCGGCCACGCTGACAGGTTCGGCGGCGGGCGCGGCGATCGGCCGCAGCCCCTTGGGGAGATCGTGAAAGCTCATCCGCGCTTCTCCGCCCTTCTATGACGGTTGTCCGTCCGTTCGAGTTTGGGCCCGAACTGTCCGGAAACGATTTCGGCCGCGCCCCCTTCTACGAACTGGCGTGCGGCATCCTCGGCGATCTCCACGCCGACGGTATAGACCTTTCCCGCCGCGAAGTTCCCTTCCGGGCTCGCCGCCGTCTTGGTCATCCGTATCTGCATCGTGTCCTCACCTCCATTCATTGGCTGTCCGGGGGGACGATCCCCCCGGGACGGCCGGTCATGTCACATCAGGCGGCCTGATCGGATTTCGGCCCGACGCGCGGATCGCTCAGAACGGCGACGGCGGACATGTCGGCCGCCGCGGCGTTCCCCGACGGCGTGACCGTCAGCCGGATGTACCGCTTGACGCCGATGTAGCCGAGTTTGCGCGTCTCGTTGTCGTCGGCTTCGGTGAACGACGCGCCCGCCTCGGTTCCAAGCAGATCGGCGTCCGGCACGGCGGCCGCATCGGCCAGCGCCGCATCGTCGCCGTGTTCGAGCAGGACGGTGAACGCCGCCGCGGCGTCGGCGAGCGTTCCGGCGGCGATCGCAATCAGCGCCGAATGGAATCCGGCGAGATCCACGATGCTTCCAACCTGGGCGGTATCGTCGGAGACCCGCCGCGGCGTCAGCGCCGCGACGATCTTGGTGTTATTGAACGAATCGAGTTTCATGTTTCATCCTTCCGCGGCTTCCGCCGCCGGTTTCGGTTCGGGTTTCGTCCCTTTCGTTTCTTTTTTCGGGCCTGTCTTACGGTTTGGTCTTGACGCGGACGAACGCTTCGGCCAGCACCGGCTGTCCGTCAACCTGCGAGCGGCTGATGAAGCCGACCTGGTTGGTCTCGGCGTACAGTTCGTCTAGCCGCTGGATGCTCATCCCGAAGGCGTCGGCGATCCAGTAGAACTTCGGCCCGTAGAGCGCCGCGTAGTACGTCCCCGCCGTGAAGGCGTTGGGAGCGTATTCCGATTCCATGATCGGCAGATTGAGCAGCCGGTCCGGTTCGTTCAGCGCCAGCCCCATCCGCCACAGGTACTGGCCGTCAGAGCCCTTGAGCTGCGCGATCTTGCCGATCGCATCGCGGTGCAGCACCCAGATCGCATTGGCGCGGTATCCCCCCTTGAGGGCGTACTTCGCCGCGACGAGCGCGTCGGCTTCGGGCGCGGTCGAGGACGTCGTGTTGACGGTATCGCGCGACGCCGGTACGCCGTCCGAGCTGGCGACGAAGATGCCGAGGGGTTTGTTGACGCCGTCGCCGTTGAGGAAGGCGTTCTCTTCGGTCGTGCCGATCTTGTAGCCGAGCCGATCGCGGACGAGCGTCTCGGCGCCGCCTGCGGTCAACTGCAGCAGCGTGCGGGAGACTTTGATCCGCTTGGCCAGCGGATGCGGAACGAACTTCCGCTTTCCGACCTTCATCGCGCTGTCTTCGCCGCCGGTTCCGAGTTCGCTCGTCCAGTCCGGATCGGCGGGATCGGCGTCGAGGCTGGCGACGCCGAGACTCTGCGCCGACGTGACCGGGATCACCGTTCCCATGCCGCGGACGAAGACCGCATTGTTGAGGAACTTGATGAGTTCGGTCTGGAACTGCTCCGGCGCGACCAGATATCCGGCCGCAGACTGATCGCTGACCTGCAGCGCCCGCTGTTCGGGCGTCAGCGCGGCCATCCCGCCGGCCAGAAATGTGCGGAATCCGGCCGCGCGGATTTCCGATTTCGGATCGGCGTCCGATCGGGCGCCTTCCGGATCCGGACGCCCGGCCGCCGGGCCGGCGCTCGATCGCAGTTCGCTCTCGATCTGTTCGGCGCGTTCGAAGTTTTCGATTTCGGTTTTCAGCGTTCCCATGTCGGCGAACATTTTGTCGTAGTACTTTTGTTCGTCGGCCGTCAGGCTCCGCTTTTCGGTTTCGGCTTTGCCGAGCAGCGCCTTGGCCTGCTCGTAGATCTTCGCGCGTTGCTCGCGCTTTTCCCGGATCTGCTTGTGCATGGTCATCCTCCGATGGATTCGAGTTCGAGTTTCATCCGTCGCAGCCTCATCCCGTCGTCTTGCGCGGCGATCCCCTCCGGGTGC